ATATACTACCCCTACCCCAGATTGACACCGTATGCATATGCGTACGCGCACGGTGCAGAGTGGTTGTAGGTTATAATATATTATGCGTGGCTCTTAGTGTCTTTGTTAGGATTTGTAGAACATTGTAGGATATACGGACTGCTTTAAGTCAATACCATACATAGTACGTTAAACATTCCTTTAGGTCTTACGACAGGCAAGTAACGTAGCTCAAGCTCTTTAGAATGTGGATATGTTCAATTTCAACTTAGCTTTCTAGCATATTAGTAAATTGTTGTAAGACACGTATAACTGCTACGCAGAGAAAGGACTTAGCAAGACTTGACAAACATGCTCTAGCAGGTGTTGTAAAATTAGTTATAAAGAAAGGATAAAAAATTATGGCTGGTTACAAAAATAATGATAAAGACTATGATATCAATGGAATTGGGGAAACCGATTACATGGGCATCAAGAGAGTTACAGGTAAGTTATCACGTGATGGTAAGAGTGCATTCTACATTTGTAAAATTGTAGATGGTTTTGGTAATAGGAAAGTATTACATAAAGAGCCTCTTACTAATTACAATGCTTATATGCAGTTCAAGAGTTTGGTGCTTAATAACCCTCAAGCTCTTAAGAAAGGTACTTATAAGCTCAATCAAGATGGTACGCTCTCTAAGGCTCTTATCAAGGCGTTAGGGACTGATACAATCGCTAAGTTAGATGGTGTGCCTAGCATTAAAGAGACTAAAGCTGAGATGAAATCTTGGTCTAAATAATGTGTGAATGTGAGCAGAAAGTATCTAGCGTAGTTTCTGTACTTACTTCAGATATTTACTTGTGTGAATTCAATATGTTGCATTCATTTCACGAGTAATCTAGTTGGTTGTTGTGGGAATTTTTCGTTCCCACTTCAGCCTTTTTTTTTGTTGACACGTGAGCCGACTGAATATGTATCCAACCACAGCCTACCCACCCCTAGCCCCTATATAATGTAGAGCACCCTAGACTACGAGAGTGTCGCCACAATATACGCTACGCCACGCCACGCTACACCCCTTATAATGTAGAGCACCACAGACTACGCTGGTATATTCAGGGCTTATATGCGTACGCAACATAATGTAGAGAAAGTCAAAAAAAAAATTTCTCCTTAGCATATGTGTAAAGAGTACATAGAGTACATAATGCTTAGAGGTTGTCAAATCTTCTCTCTATATAGAGGCAACTTGCGAACTTTTTGTCGACTGCTAACTTGATGATGTCGCCGAAACCGACAGTAAATATATATATTATAAAGATATATATGAAAGGATATGTATGAGTAAGAGTTATAGAAAGCCGACTGTACCTTCTACTAAAAAAGTTATAGTAGGGGTAGATGAGGACACAGGTAATATTATCTATGAGGATACTAGATTGCCTGTAATCACAACACAGTCTGAGTTTATACAAGAAGCCCCTGTTAAATACATTGATAGAGAATGTATATCATGTGGTGTTAAATTCGGATTAGATACTGACATAGAGTACAAAAGGTGCTTTGAATGTCGGACTTTAGATAAAGAACTAGAGAACAAGATGACCAGACTTGCACGTTTATCAAGAGAGGGTATCGTTCCAGAAAAGGATACGGGTATTCTCGGAGTAAAACATGCAGGTTGGAAACCTAATCAATGGGATAAGATATCCTTTGATAGAGGTAAAGAAACTAACAAAGTGTGTAGCTCATGCTATATAGTCTTACCATTATCTTATGGTAGTAAAAGACTATGTGAGAGTTGCCGTAAAGATTAGTAGTTAGTTAGAGTACGTAACAACGCAAGTAGATTGCCCTTTGTTTACGGGGTTATGTACTCTTTAGTAACTATTATCCACTACTGTTTATCAACTTATAGCTAAATTGGTACACGACATATCCGTAGCAGTAGTGGGTAATAGCTATTCATAAGGACAACTTATTTGCTAGGGGTTTATTCATGCCCCTTTCCTTTCCTTGTGGGTAGCTATTTTTCTTAGCTATTCATGGAGTAGAAACACATGGGGTTTTCATAGTTCCCCTCTTTTCTCTACTCTGTGGGTAGCTTGTAGCACATTATAAGAACGTAAAGCCATAGAAATTGCGAGTTAGCGAGAGTGCTTAGTTGATGATACTAAGAACAACACTTGGTCGCCTTATAGGTTGGAATCCTATCATTGTGGAAATAACTAATAGTGTGTTACAAGCTATCTGTAAAAGATAGAAGGATACAAGCAAAAATAGGTTGTGGTCGGAAGCCCACGCTTGTAAACGAGCTACTAATGTGTTGCCTAAGTATACGAGGTAATCCATAGGATAAAGAACACATTGTAGGTAGCTAGATACTTACACCAAACGTGGTGTTCTCCCTAAAAATAATTGTTAATCCATTCGTGTAGGTATCTAGCTATTTATATAGCAGTACGACAAAGAAAGAGAGATAGATATGTTATGTGACATGTGTCGCAAAGCAGACCTAAGCAAACTTATGATAGAAAGCAACGTCAAATCATCTGTATATTACAGAATGGTTTGTTGGTTGTGTGGCTATCAAGTAGTAAAAAGAATAAACGTAAAGAGAGGAGGGCTATATGCCTAAGATGAGCGACAACGAGGACGAATTTATTAAGGAAGGACAGAGAATAGAGAATGAACTTGGATTTAAAACCTTAGAGGGTTTCCAACTATTCAATGGACAGGCACACTATGGCGTTGTAGTGACTGATATTGATGAGGATACGGACAAAGCAAAGCCTGATATAAACAATATCAAAGCCTATACAAGTGCATCATCTCCATTACATGTAATGGTTGATGTCTGGCAATCTTTGTTCCATCAAAGTATTGCTGCTGGATTAAGTGCTATGGGCAGGTTCATTCAAGAAGCTAGAGAGGAGAGTGGTAAAGATGATACCCAAGTATTAGAGAGAATTATTTCAATGTTACAAGATGATGAGTTCTCTATAAAGTTTGTATCTAATCTTTATAGTGTACAACCAGAGGCTATTGTAATCGGTAACCCTAATATATTAGCAAACTTCCAAGTATCTAGCTACGACCAAGAAGAGTTCTCTAAGAATATAGAAGAGTTCTTAAAAGAAGTAACAGAGAAAAAAGATGAGGAGGAATAATGGCTGATGAAAAAATATTAGACATGATAGAGAAGTTGACAGAAGCAACTGAACTATTACAGGCACAAATATCTGGACACACAGAGTTGTTCAAGATTATATTACAAGATGATGAAAAGGATAAAGAATAATGGGTGTCGGCATATCTTTGTATGATGAAAATCGCTCAGATAATCCCATGAAATCGTCCATTGTAATAGAACATAGTGAACGATACTTTTGGTCTGATAGGAGTAGTAAGTATTGTGGGGCAAAGAATACAATCCAGACAGACAGTTCTCCGTTTAGAACTGCTATGAAAAGAGGATACTTCAAGTGTTGGAAATGTGATGCAAAGATGAAGTTCAGAAAACAGAAATACAACAAAGTTGTTCTTTGGTTAAATGAGGACAAATGAAGTGTAAAGATTGTGGACAAGAAGTAAACAAAGCCGTAGTAAATATCAATGACATAATAGCAGACCCCAACATAACGTTGAGTGCTGACTATTGGATTAAGAAAGAACATAGAAAGGAATGTCATGCCTGAGATATATGAATACGTAGATAAGAATATGAAACGAGATGAGAATATATTGACTGTTGATTTCTACTTTGATAGTGACGTATCAAAAGAGGACGCAGTAGGAGAAGTAGATAAGATTGTAGGTCTAGCAGATAACAATGACGAATACAAACTTACTGCTCATGCCCCAAGAATGTATACTGTATCTCCTTTCGGAGAGGAGAATGATGGCTGAGAATACTATCATATCAAATCCTATATTGCATAGGAGAAAGGACAGAGCAGAGAGAGAAGCATACTTTGAAAAGTATGGACGAGATGACTTTGTGTTTGACACGTTGCTAGACACAAATATTCCAGATGACTTGTGGGTATGTGACTTCTGTAATGTAGCAATAGAAGTGGTTGACTTAGCAAACCAACCTAAAAGTATCTGGGTACATCTGGGCTATGCCTTGTGTGGTAACTGCGTAGATGAACAGATAGCAAAAGAGGATAATACAATGGACACAATTAATTCTAGTGACGTAGAGTTTTGTAACTGTTGTGTAGGAGAGGAGAAATAATGGTGGAAGTTAAAGAATTTACTAAACATATAACTATATCTGTTCCATTTAACACCAATAACATTGGTTTTGGTGGTGGTCATTTATCTTATATGGGTAGTAAAACATATGGTAACACTAAAGAAATGCAGAAACAAGACATCATTAGTCAATTAAAAGAAAATGTAATTCAGTTACAAACTGCTATTACAAAATTAGAGGAGGAATAATGCCTAGTGGTATTGAAGGAGATACTTCGGACATTGTTGAGTTTAGTGAACGGCTTAAAAACTGTGCTATAACAATAGACATACTGAAATATCTTAATGGTCTAGCAATAGACAACAACTACAACAGACAGATTGAGCCAAGTTTCTTAAATGAAATGATGGATAGCGATTTAGATATTGTAGCAGATAACAGATTCCCTTGTGTGTTAATGATGGCTATGCCCCATTATCACAAGCAAGGTGTAGTAACAGACACTCACGTAAGACTTATGTTTGAAGTGATTGTCAAACGCAAAGATGGTATGCCCTTAGAGAAAGAGTACACCACAGTTGCAGTTGATGTTCCATTGGAAGCGATAGAAATACTTCCTAATATACCTGACGTTCGTTGGGTAGAAACAGCAACTAACCGAAAGGATTGGTTGAATGTATGGGACAAAGTAGATAAACAAGGTATGACAGATACCTTTATAAGTGAGATAGAAAATCTCTTAAAGAGAGAAGGAGACGATAACAATGAGTAACAGTAATTGGGATTTACTTGCAAGAGTAATTCCTCATACACCAAGAATTTTGCTCTATGGTATACCAGGAACGGGTAAAACATATCAAGCAAATTCACTTGGATTAAAGAAAGACCAACCAACATATGCGATAACACTTTCAGCAGATAGTACGGCTAGTGAACTTATGGGACATTACATAGCTACTGATGAAGGAGGTTTTGAATGGTTAGATGGTATCGGTGTTAAGGCTTGGAAAGAGGGTGCTAGGTTAGTTATCAATGAGATTGATAAAGCTGGTATAGACGTGATGACTTTTCTTCATGCTCTATTAGATGACCCACAGTTCGCCAAGTTCACACTACCGAACAAAGACAAAGAGGAAGTACGACCTGCTGAGAACTTTCAAGTCGTGGCTACCATGAATGGTGAGCCTGAGGATTTGAGTGAGGCACTAGCAGACAGATTTCCTGTACAGTTCGAGATTGATGAAGTCCACCCACAAGCGTTGGATACTTTACAAAAGAAACTTGCCTCTGTATATCAAGACCAAACTGATAGTGCAGGATTTTCTATTCGTAAATGGAAAGCCTTACAAGAACTAATGGATAGTGGTGTTGAGACAGTTGATGCTGTTAAGGTGGTGTTCAAGTCCGATAGCTATGCAGTAAACGAAGCATTGGGAATATCTGATGAATGACCTGTTCGCTAAGCAAAGCTCTGTTAAGACTAAGGGCTTACCTTTTATTCTACCTAACCTAGCTCTGATAGGGGATAAGGTTAGAGAGTTCAAGATAAAGTACACGCCTACCCCACACATACAAGATAGAAGGCATGATATTAACGTGCCTAACTATCTCGTTGTAAAATCAGAGCATAGTAAACAAGTGCTTATCAGAGGTGCAGTATGGAGAGTTAAGTTATTCTATGATATGAATTTTAAAGACAAGAGTCTTTTGAATTATTCAGCTCAGCTGTTGTACGCTCTTAAGATAGCTCAGTTAAGAAAAGATAGAGTACTTCGTGACATGTATGGAGAACGAAATTCTCATATTTGGGACGGAAATAAAGCTATTTCTTATTCATTTAGTAGTGCTATATCTAAAAAAGTAGAGAACGATACTGCTACTAAAGAAGAGGTAACTTTTCACGAGTTATACAAAGCACCTAATGTACCTAGATTAGACGTAGATAATGTTATCACTAATCTTATAAGGTTAATAAATAAACTTTATGAGGACAATAACGTACCTGCTTTTATGAAAGATGTAATAGATACGTGGGCTTGTGGTAACATGCAAGACCTTGAGAGACATAGAGTACAGACTGTTATTGAGAGTGTTGTTCGGCAACAAGTGGACTTTAAAACCCCACAATATATTATTGAACAAGACACTCAAGTAATTATGAATGCTTTCTATACAGCATGGAACATAATTGGAGACGCTCAGAACTATGTGTTCTGGACAATGTCTACTGATAGTGGTGCTTGGCGAGAGTATAAGACTGAGGACAATCGTACACGTACTAAATGGGTACAGATAAAACTCTCTGATACTAAAGTTCGTTATCGGGTAAACAAAATACGTAGAATATTACAAGGTAAAGAACGGAACATGAGTAGTGTTGCTAAAGTTGGTTTGCCTAGTAAAGAACAGAAAGGTAGACCTAGAGGCGAGAACGATATGCTAGTTCTACCTAAGAACATTAGTGATGAGTTGGCTCAAGAAATCATAGAACATTCTAGCATTAGACATAAACATATGGTGCGTTTTGAGAGTGATGTTGCACATGGTGTTCATGGTAAAGCCAAGATAAAACCATTCAGACCAGATGAACGGATTGACAAAGCTATTAGAGAGCTTAGAAAATCAAGCTCTGATAGAGGTGTTGTACCCAGACGTATGCATAGAATGGCTAGCGACAGAAAGGTTTTCACTAGAAAAACTACTGTTGCAGGTGGCTCTATGATGATTGATTGTTCTGGCTCTATGGGGCTATACAAAGAGGACATCAGAGAAATTGTTGAACTATTACCAGCATCTAATGTTGCAGGGTATGTAGGCTACAACAGAAAGATTAATGGTTATGATGGACAAATACAAATCATAGCTCAGAATGGTAGGATAAGCAATGATGCTCTAGAGAGCTTAAGTAATCATGGTGCTAACTCTGTTGACCTAGATGGTCTACGTTGGTTAGCAGAACAACCAGAGCCTAGAATATGGGTGTCCGACCAAATGGTCTTTGGTGTAGATGAGGACACAGGTAGAAACGATTACCTTGATAATGAGAAACGAGATGAGATTGCTCGTTTTATGCGTAAGAATAATATTATTCCTATAGAACATAGGGAAACAGTATTGAAGGTAGCTAAACAGCTATCTCTTAAGTAATAGGTAACTCTCTTACCTATTGCCGTACTAATAAATTAGGTGGTTAGACTTCGGTTTAGCCACCTTTTTTTTTATTTCACTACGCATATGCGTACACATATATTTATATATCCTTGCAACTACATCACAACCATGTTATGCTTTACCTATGAGTAATAATACAAACAAAACAGGAAAGCCAGATGTCCAATTCTTATTGAATGAGGCAACTGCAAAAATAAAAGCAGGGAATGTCCAATGGTTTGAGAGACTACCAAAAGACGCAGTTCCTTTTATAGAAACACTATCGGACAGGGTAGAAAATCAAGGCGTAAAAGCTAACGCTAGGGTTGTATGTGAGATATTAGAAAGAGAATTTAACTTTGAAGTATCACGTTCACGTGTCCGTATATGGTTAGCAAACATGGAGAAACGCCATGAAGAAAAAAATATCTAACGATAAAGAACTATTAGAGCTTATAGCAGAAGCTGAAAGCTCTAAGATTAAAGACCTCAAAGATACTAACACCAGACTATTAAAGCAAATAGACAAATTAAAAGACAAGAAAGCTGATATGGTTGAGGCAGTCTTTCAAGGTGCTAGAGATGGTATGAGGACTTTACAGTTCCCCGATATAAATAAACCAACAACAAAAAAATCCACAAAAAAAGATGAGCAAATCTGTGTTCCCTTGATATCAGATATTCAACTCGCAAAGAGAACCCCAGACTACGACACTAATGTAGCTGAGAAAAGAGTTAAACTCTACGCAGAAAAGATAGTTAAGTTAGCAGAAATACAAAGAGCTAACGCAACTGTAAATAAATGTGTGGTGCTTGCACTAGGAGACATTGTTGAAGGAGAGCTTATATTTCCAGGACAGTCACATTTAATTGACAGTTCTTTATATAGACAGGTAACTGTAGATGGTCCTAGAATCATGCACACTTTCTTTTCTATACTGTTAGAGAACTTTAAAGAAGTAGAAGTATACTGGGTTATAGGTAATCACGGGGCTTTGGGTGGTCGTTCACGCAGAGATTATAACCCTGAGACAAACGCTGATAGAATGTTAGGTAAAATATTAGACACAATGTTCGCGGGAGAGAAACGCATTAAGTTTCACATCCCCGAAGGCGTTGACAATCATTGGTACACAGTAGCAAATCTAGGAGAAAAAGCTAAGTTCTTTTGTTTCCATGGAGATAACATACGTGGCTCAATGGGTGTACCTTTTTACGGATACAATAAAAAAATACTAGGTTGGAAAGCTCTTGCAGCAAATGGCTTGATGGAAGACTTTACACACGCAGTAGCAGGACATTACCACACACCAACATCACTATATATTAATGACGTACGTGTATGGGTTAATGGTTCTACTGAAAGCTACAACAGTTATGCACAAGAACAGTTAGCTAGCATGGGTAGACCATGTCAGTTTACGTTGTTTGTCAAACCTGATAAAGGAGTTACTGCAGAGTATCTAGTACAACTAGAGGAGTAAATATGTCACACATTTGTATGTATTGCGGGAAAGCATTGTTTGTTAAGCTAGCAGAGTTAGTTTGTCTTAACAGCTTATGCCAACTCTTTCGCAAAGCACAATTTAAACTGACAGATATACCATTAAAACAAGACAACGTATAACATATACAAACGATTAGAAAGGAGTGTTCATGGATAAAGAAACACAGAAAAAGTTAACGAAAAATTTCCCAAAGGAAGTCGTTAAGAAAGCCCCTAAGGGGAAGTACGGGGATTATGTCCCCCATCACTTATACACACAAAGATTAGTTGATGTAATTCCTGGTGGGTATGACTACACATATGAGGTAGTTAGAGGTGCTGACAATAGTATTATAGGTGCAAAGTGCAAACTGTACATTAAATCAACAGACCAAACTATAGAAGAAGTTGGAGATGTTGATGTCAATGCAGTAAACAGAAACATAACAGAGAGTGAGCTACTTAAGTTAGCTGTGTCTGATGGCATTAAAAGATGTTGTATGAGACTCGGAATCGGACTGGAGTTATGGACAGGTGGTGTATCTGAAGAACATCACTATGCAGAAAACGTAGAAGTAAAGCCAACGACTAATCGGGAGACTAAAAAAGCAGAGGTTGTGAACACTCCTTCCTCTGCTCCGTCTCCTAAAGTTGATGCACCAGTAGAGACAATTACAATAGTAACTAAAGGAACTATAGAGCCTAAGTGCTTATCTTGTAATAGTGAGCTATGGGATAACAGATTAGATAAAGCTAACGGAAAGATTAAAGCTACGTATCCTGATTGGAAGTGTAAGAACCAAGAGTGTGACAATGGTAATCCTAGAATATATTACATTGATTCATTTGCTAACGATAAGAAAGCACCTGAAGAATGGTTTATGCCTGAGATGCCTAAAGCAAAAGACCTAGATGATATCGAAGAGGGCGTAGCTCCCTTTTAATTAAAAAATAGCAGAAGCCGAGGTAGAAAGGATAACACCCTCGGCTTTGCTGTTTAAATTACTTACTTGGTTTTACTGCTTTTGGACCAACTTGTTTCTTAGCGAACTCTTTCACAACAACCAAAGCTGCTGCTCCACCTGATAAGGCGGCGAGTTGTACTGCATTAGCGTCAACACCAACAAGTGGTGCTACTGTTAATGCTGATATAAACGCTTCAACAAAAGTCCATACAGTTTTACTAAGAACGTCTTTGTATTCTTGGCTCATTGTATACTCCCATGCTTCATTCCATGGCGTCCACACTACGTCCGTCTTGAACGTACCATCAGAATTACGACTTCTTTTTAACTTTTCAAACATTATATTATGTTCCTCTTATCTAGCTTAGCGTTAAGAATTTGTATCTCTCCACTAATCTCTTGTAATTTATCCTGAACATCTGTAGGTTTTTCTGCGTTAAGTAGGTTGTCTATAGTGGTATATTCAATAGAAACTTTCTTGCCTTGTAACAATTGATTAGCAACTTTCGCATACATTTTCTTGTACGCTACTGCACTCGAACCGATAAACCCATCTTTAGAGATGTCTAAGTCTTGTTGTGTTTCTCCAACTATCAAACATCCAGATGTATGCTCGTCACTATTACCCGTATGAATCAAAATAAAAGTAAAGTTAGGAACATCTTGTATATGTAACATACCATAATGTGCGTTCTTGTATCTCTCTGTGTACTTAGCGTGGAATCCACCAGTCTTTCTAAACTCTATATCGTATGTACCTTCAGGGATACAGGTCTCATGCATAACTTTAACTGCTTGATACTGGTCTTCTAGTGTATAACATTCAAAGATACCATCAATAAATAACATTCCATTGGTCGCATCTTTTCCAAATTGGTGTCTCACAACTTGCAATTTCATTATTAATCCTTTCTGAAACTAATAGTTAACAGCCATATAGCTAGTGTAATAACAGTAGCTAGCCCAGTTACTTGCTGTGCTGTACCCGTAAGGGTAAGCGTTGCAATAACTAAACCTACTAATGTCCAGCTAAGGTTGAGAGTTTCTTTAATTGCTGCAACAATCCAAGAACCTATCTTCTTTATCATTAACTTCTCCTAAACATAAATGCTGCCATACTAGCTATTCTAGTCAAAATAACTGGCACTACAACCTCTTGAGCTTTTTCTCGTTGGTCTTGAGTCATATCATCACCGATACTAGATAGTGTGACATCTTCAAAATCTAAATCTATAAATGTTTCTATTGGATTTTCAATAAAGGATTCATACTGTACCTCTGTGACAACATCAGCAAGTGTGTAATCTTCTACATCTGTATTTTCTACAGCACGTTCTACGTATTCTTCTACAGCTTCTGCTATTACTTCATCATCTTTAACAGACTCAGCAATAATAGCTACATCTTCTGCTTCTACTTGTAATACTTCAGCAACAACTTCTACCTGTTCTTCAGTAAGCTCTGCAACATCTGCTATAGCTTCCTCAACAACAGCCTGTACAACTTCTTGTATTTCTTCAGTAGCTTGGTCTAAGTTCTGTACACCAATGTCATTAACTTCTTCTAAGACTTCTGATGCTTCTTCATTGGTAAGGTCTTGTACATACTCTTGTATTGCTTCTTCTTTTGCTTCTTCATACTCTACTAACTCCTCTTCTGTAAACTCTTCTATCTCTTCTTCAGTAGCTATCTCTAACTCAATAACAATAACTTCTTCTATCTCTGCAACTTCGACAGCAACTTCTTCTTCTGTAAGCTCTAGGGGTTCTTCATCTTCCACTCTCGGTAATGTTGTGGTTGGCGTATCTTCAATAACAACTTCCTGTATCGGCTCATCCAGAACTTCCTTGACATCCTCTTTAACTTCTTCATCTATAATTTCCTCTTCTATTTCATCTTGTATTGGTATTTCCACCACGATTTCTGGTGCAATATCTTCCAAATCAAATTCAATAATCTCGAACTCAATAGGGAGTTCTTCAAACTCCACAACTTCATCTTCAGATACTTCCTCTTTAGGTGGGTCGAGTACAACAACATCATCCTTAGGAATGATGACATCCACATCTTCTTTAATCTCTTCAACAATTACCTCTTCTTCTGTAACAATTACCTCTTCTTCTATGATATCATCTTCAAAAACTTCTACCTCTTCTATTATTATGAAGCAATCGCCTCGCTCTATCTGTGCATTAGTCATAAAGCAACCAAACTCTGACTCATTATCTATACGCTCTTGGTCACGTTCTATAGTTCCATCATTAACATCAGCCTGTGTATAAGTTTTATCTACACCTTCTACCACTATATCTACAATAATTTCCTCAGGTGTGGGTGGTGGTGGAGGTGGAGGAGGTGGAGGAGGTGGAGGCAAAGTAGTAGTAGTTGTAGTAGTGCTAGTTGTAGTAGTAGATGTAGTAGTAGTTGTAGTAGGGATAGTACTTTCATCTATATACTGCCAGTACAGTGTATCTAATACAGATATGTCAGTTAATGTAACTTCAAACTTTGTAATGAATTTATCTGTGTTAGCTTCATCATTGTTGTAATCGGTAAATGATTTGTAGAAATCATCATACATATCATTGCCATCTTCTCCCCATGATTGCGCTGCTTTTTGTATAGTTTCATCTGTGTCATCAGAGTAGTAGTACTTAACATCATAAGTATTATTTACTGCACCAACTAGAAATCCTATTTCATATACATCTTCTGCAAATTCAAATAGATAAGTACCACTTTCTAAAGCTAGTGAACAACCTGTAGTTCCATATCTTCCTTGTTCATTACAGTAAATAGATGCAGCAGTATTACCACCACTAATAGTTAAACCTGTTTCGTATGTATCATCTTCAAACGCTTCATTAACTGTAACTTCACCAGGTACTTCTTCTGCGAATACAGGGGTAGGTATTAATAAAAATAAAGCTAGGCAAAGTCTAAGTAACACTTCCTAAAAAGTGCCACAACATCCACCACCGCAACAGCCACCATTGTTATCTTTAGGCATGATTCTCCTTACATTACAAGTGCTGCAACAACTCCACCTATTGCAACAATCAGCGTTAATACTTTATAAAATTCTTGTTTGTCTAACTTAGAATCTAACTTATCTTCTATTTTATCTAGTCGCTCAATAACCATATTAAGAAGTTCCTTTTGGGTATAGCCATTGTTGTTCGACATTTATGGTAAGTCATCTCTAGATAGGAAATCCCATTCCTTATCTAAGTTGCTATCTAGGTCGTATTTGCTTATTCTTTTAAGATAAGAACTAATTTCTTTTAAAAAATAACCTAGCAATAATCCAATTATAAAATCCATTCTTGGATTATATCATATAGATTTAAGAATTGCGATAATAAGGTATAGATGCTTTAAAACTACTGTTAACTAAACGCTGTGCTTTATTTACATATTTAGTTACTTCACTTGTGTAACCTGTAACTTCTATTTGCAATTTGTCATTTCTTTTAAATGGCACTAAATAGTTTAAAGGTTCTCCTCTTTTAATAAGCACTTCGTTGTTAGAAGATGTAAAAAATATTTGTTGATTTAATTCGTGTTCTACATCTGTATTGAGTATCCCATAAGCAACTTGCCAATTAGGATTAAAATTATATATCATAGGTATTTGTCTGACAGACCAACCTTTAGGAGTTATAGCAACCCATGGACTAATTAATTTAAAAACTTTTTTTATATTACTAACACCATTTAAATGATTTAAAAATTGTTCTTCTTCATGTATATCTAATCTATATTCTTCATCAGGTGTTTGCCACTGCCATTCACCATTTGGTAAAACTTTTAAATATATATCGCATGGTGCAGGTATAACATAACCTTCTTTAAATACATCTACAAAACTAGGACACATTCTTATTGTTTTTATATTAGGAATAATTTTACTGTGAAATGTATTTGGTTTTTTTACATCTGTAGGCATTTTTTTATACCAATCAGGGGTAAAGTTTTTTGCAGGTTGTGGATGTAACTCTTTATGTTCTAACAAACCTTTTACATTTGTTGCAAATGTTATTTTATTCTTCTTCATTAATAGCTTTCTTGTAGTCATACCAATCTGAAGATTTAGAATGACTTATCATATTGTTTTTAGATTGAATTTTATTAAACTCTTTATCTGATTTAGATAAGTTTAAAGATATTTTTGTATCTTTCTTGTAAGGAACAACAGCTATTAATGGGTCACCTGCTTTTAAATATATTCTTTCTGTTTCATTATTATTAATATCTTTTGTAAACTCAAAAGGAAAGTTTACTTCATGCCATATATCAGTTTCAACTTTACCTGGAAGTAATCTTATGTTATTTCTATGATTATAAAATGGGTCTGAAAATTGTAATCCATATCCTTTAGGTGTTCTAAAATAATAAGGTGATGTAAGTTTTAAAGTACCATAATTTTGTATGTTGTTCAAAGGCATAGGGTCTGTTTGTGAATTTGAATGGTTAGTCATTTTCAACAAAGGGTCATCTTTTATATTCCAACTATCAGCAACAGGTAAATTCCATTCATAACTATCACCTTTTTTTACAATTATTAAATCACTCCAAGCAGGAATTATTATTCCATGGTTTACATAATCTCTTATAGCAGGACAGTTTTTAGTTGTTTTAGGTTTATGGTCATCTGTATCTTCTGTTGCGTAACCTTTAGATAGATGTACATACTTTTGTTTTTTATACCATTCAGGTAAAAACTTATTAGCTAACTGAGGTTTGTATTGTTCTAATAATATTTCGTAAGGTTTAGCTCTAGGAACTATATCAATTTGTATTGTCATCTCCACCTATAATACTAACTATTCAGTATATTCTTCCCATTGTTGATTTTGTTCTGACCAATCCCAGTTACCACTATCAGGATAAGCTACTGGTGCTGTCCATAAACCATTCTCGTTTTGTGTCCAACTAGGATAAGGTTGTACTGCTTCAAATACTTGTAAGTCTATATTCCATATCCATATTTTATTTTGTACCCATTGTGGATAATGATAAAGTTCTTCCCAACCTTGTGTGTTATCTGCTTGATAAGCAGCTTCATTCCATCCATAGTTTAAATATCCTTCAGGAACTGCTATAGGTGCTTCCCATTCTAAATTTGTTGAGTTCCAAATCCAACTTGGAAAGGATTGAACTGGTTTGAAAACATCTGCATCTGCATCATAAGTTCCACCAACTTCTGCATAGTTACCTCTCATGTTTTTATTATAAGATGTTTGTACCCATGTAGTGTCATCTCCAAATAAAGATTGACAAAAAGCAATACCAATACTTTCTTGTTCTACACCATCACTGTCTGCTGTATCAGGATTTCCAACAACAATAACTTGTAAAATTTCATTATCTGAATTTAGCTGTGCAAAATGTGCCATTAGAAAGTAATGCTTCCTGTTGATTTAAACCAATATGTTGTATTATCTCCGACTGTATGTGTAGTTACAGTACCTGTAGTTGAAAGTGGTAAATCAGAGTTAGCTATTTTTAAAAGAACTGAACCTGAACCACCATTACTACCATTAGCTGAACCATTTTGACATCCACCGCCTCCACCGCCGCCATAATTATCATCTGCTGCAACTGCTGTAGCATTAGCTCCATTTGAAAATCCTCCAGAACCTGCGTGGTTTCTACCTGAACCACCTGCTGTTGAAGTAGCTCCGCCTCCTGCACCGCCACCTTCTGCAAACCATTCTTCTGAACCAGTTATAACAGTAGAAGCACCTGAACCACCTGCACGACCATTTTGAGATGTACCACAACTTGAACCGACGCCACCTTTGCCGCCTCCACCGCCACCACCTGCACCATTAGATGCACCTGATGAACCGCCATTATTTCCTTCGCTTGGTGAATATCCACCTACATTACCTGCACCGCCACCAACACAGTTACCATTACCATTATGATGACCTCCGCCACCTGAACCACCTGTGTTGCCAACATTAAAAGCGTGAACCCTTCCGCCACCTGAACTTTCATAAGAAGTTCCATTAGTGTCAAAAGAAGAAGCTGAACCTCCTGCAGAGTTATAACCATGAGCGCCACCTGCACCTACTGTAATTGTATAACTAGCACCTCTAGCAACTGTTCTTGTAGTTGTTTGTCTAAATCCACCTGCACCACCACCTGCTCCGCCACCATAACCTTGACCACGACCACCGCCACCGCCTCCTGCGACTACGATTAAATCTATCATGGCAGTATTACCTGGTTTAGCAAGTTTGCCTTGTTCATTTAAAATATTTTGTTCTGTTGGTGTAAATACACCTGTGTTTTTTGACTTTGAGGTTAAAGGTTTAGCACCAACATAACCATGGTCGTTAGTTCTTGACACTTATTTCTCCTAGTTGTCTATTTCTAAAACGCTTACAAATGCCTCTAAATCTCCTGATGAAGCAGCTCCTACTATTCGTAGTTTTTCTGTTGCTTCTAGTACTAATTTACTAGCACCTGCTAATTCTAATGTGCTGTCAGCAGGAACTTCTATAGTACTTGCGAGATGAGCCATGTTAGTATTTGAACTGTTTGTTACATTAACAGTAACTGTATCTGCTGCTGAACCATCAATGTTAGTTACACGCAAACTTAATACAATAACTGTTTTGCCTGAAGGTGCTGCATACAAATCTTGTACAGAGTTTGTAACTGCGACTCCATTATTGTTCTTAAATACTTCTGCCATTTATATCTCCATAATTCTATACTCCTATAACTATAGCACGAGCTTTACTGCTTGTGCTACTAGTAACAGAAATACTATTTGTTATTACTCTAAATGCAAGAGTTTGTGTACCTCCTGCATCAGGTAGTAAATCTATATCTTCGTCTATAGGTTTATTACCAATGGTGTCTATTCCTAGACTTCCACCTTCTTTGAGCATTATTAACATTGACATTATGACAACGCTATTACTATACCTAAAGATGCCTTTGTGTTGACTTGTGTATCAACATAAGACTTTACTGCTTTTGCTGAAGCTAATGTATCATCACTACCACTAACAGAACTAATGTCTGTATCTAGTACGCCTGACTTTAAGTCAGCTACATCTATGTTAGATATAGAGTTACCTGTTGCTTCAACATCAAAAGTTTTATTTGTGAATACTGCTGAAGATGAAGCTGTTAAACCTGCATCTACTCTGTCATGTAAATCTTCAAACATTTCTTTAACAACTGCCATACGAACTACTGTTCCTGATGTATGTGTAGGGTCTGTTGAATGTCTACCTTCTACATCTCTAGTGATAGTAGAAAGAGTTGTTGTTGACGCTGCAGTAACTAAAACTACTTCTCTGTTAGAAGCATTGTCAGGGTCTATAACAATGTAATAAGGTGCAGCAATAGCAGATGTACCATCTGATGTAGGTGCTGCTGTAAGTGTTGCTGATGTTGCTCCTGATGCAAGAATACCATTCAAAGTACTCTCATAAAAGTTACTAAATTTTACTTCTTGTGCTGTCAATTAAGCTCCAAATCTCATTAATCCTAATGCGTTAATACCAAACACTTCAGTACTTGTCACATCTGTGATAGTAGGTTGTCTAGTTCCACGCACAGTAATTATAGCATACTGTGTTACGCTTCCTCTTTCAACATTAGAATTAATTGGGTAACTAATTCTTTCTACTACACCTCTTATAATTTCTGCAGGGTCAAATAACTCTAGTGTTACAGAGTCACCTTCTTTAGAACGCAACGCTGAATACAATGTATCTCCTAAACCTTTAACCTTTACAGGTTTTCTTCCAGGTCTTTCTACTCTGTCTGATATGTTTATAGGTATCTGTGCTACTACTAATTCAGGTCTAGCCAATGCACGAAACTGTACTGACTTTAGCTTAGGTGTATCTACACCTGCTTCTGATTTAAGTATTACTTTACCAACTATGTACCTTGATACTTCTGCTATTTGTTTTTCTGTATCTCCAAAACCTGCAGCTTGGTCCAATGCTAATTGGAATGAACCATCTGTAGGATTGTCTAATGCTTCAAACTTAGTAGAGTAATAAAGCTCTACTGATGTATTGTTAGGTAACGAAAAGGTAGATATTTCTGCACCAACAAACTGTTTACTTTCTGCTGTAAAGAAATCTGCTGCTGACATTATAAGATAACCTTCAAGTTCGTATGTAGATGTTTCTAAGAATATATCTTGTCCTGCTACAGCTATAACAAACTTACCACTTGAATTGGTTATACCTGTAATAAGACCTGATGCTCCCATCTCTAAATCTCTAGCGAATCCTGCAGTAGGTAAGTAATATCTCCACAAGTAACTTTCACTACCGCTTTCTTTTACTCCACAATAAACACTATCTCTTGTAACAAACATAAACTTAGGTGTTGTATCTACTCCTGATATAACCCATTCTTTTACTAATTGTCTGTTAGCTAGTACATATAAGTCATCTGCAACTGTTAAGTCTGCACGATAGAATCTACCTACATCTCTTGAAAATTCTTTTGTACCAAAAAATACAATACCTTCTGCTGCAGCTATAGAGTGTACTTCTTCAAAGGGTATGTTTGTTTGTCCTTTAAGAGTAAAAGTTCCTGCTATATCTTTAAGAGAATATATATCTCCATTAGTAGAAGCAACTAAGACTACTGCACCTGCATCTACAACTTGTGATACATGGTGAGAATCCTCGAAAGTTATGATTGCATCTCCATCTGCTAAGTCAGAACCTGACCAAGTTTTATTAAATGGACTTACTGCCCATACTCTTTCTACTGTGCCATCATCTCCACTAAATACTAATTGTCCTTTTGCAAACCAAATACCATTTAAACCACCTGATGAAGATTGTGCTGTTGATTCTTCTGACCAAGTAGACGCACCATCAAACTTAATAAGTTCTGAGTGTGTTGTACTGTTAGCTGTAGTAGCAAATATCATATCTCCTACTGAAGCTATACCAGTAAAGTTGTAATTTATAGTAAGACCTGTAGATACCTCTGCCCATGTAGAGCCATTGTTTGTGGATTTATAAATCTTAGCAGCGTCTGTAACATACAAGTCACCATTAGTTGTTTGTGCTATGTAGTTATTACTAGCAGAAAAGTTTATACCTTTGTCTGCTGTGGTAAATAACAAGTGTGTGTGATAAGAAGTTTCATCATCTCCATGAAAGACATCTACACCTTTGCTATCCCAAAATCTTGTTGTATCTTTAGGTGTACCATTAGCTCTATGTGCTGTGTCTAGTCCTTGTCCACCTGTAAAATTATTTCTTGAATAGATACGACCTAAGTTAGAAGTAAAGTCCTCTGCATTTTGTCTTACATTAATACCTTGTTCTTGTACATCTGATGATTGTATCTGCATTTCTCTACCTGGACCAGCAGCAGAACGAAGTAATATATCATCAATTCTTACATCATACCCATAACGCTTTGGGTTAGAAGTGTTTATAGTTGTAGCTACTCTAGGCATTAGTACACTATATTGTTTATTGAAACTGGTTCTGGATACCTAGCTCTTAAGTCTTTTCTAGCTTGTTGTATTAAAGCTCTCTGATAACTCAATAAAGAGTTTCTTATTCTTGTTGCTGAATCAACTGGGAAACTTGATGTAGAAAGTTGGTCAGTTATGTAATCAGTTGTTGCAGTAGGAATATCCCTACCACTAAGCATATGTGCAGCGACACCAGCCATGATAATAGGTTCATATTCATCTTCTAATCCTACTGTGGCAAGCGTGTCTGTTTCTGCAGTCGGGTCAATAAATTTCTTTTTAAATGTTACATATGCAGTATGACCTGATGCTATACCTGAAAATTGTAATGCGTGTACTACGTCAGGACCTGTTGTATAAGTAATTGTTCTTTCTGTAGAGGTATCATCTGTATAAGTAAAAGGGTTTGGTAAGTCTATTAATTCAACAGCTACTCCTCTAAATACAACATTTGTTGAATCTGAATTAGCAGCAAAGTCTGTGTACTGTGATATAGATTTTATAGGTGCTACTAAATAGTTATTAGTTCCTGGAGCTGAGTAAGAACCTAATAAAGTAAATCCATCTCCAACAACAACTTCTAATGTTTCTGTAGCGAATAAAGTTGGGTATAAGTTTTTAATCTGGTCACATACAGCATCAAATACATTCTTACGTGGGAACGGTGGAGCTATTTTTATTAAGTCTCCTGCTGTATGACTAGCTGCAGTAGTTCCTCTAGCTGCTCTAGTAACTGTAATTGTATTAGTTACAGCATTGAGGTCAGTACATATTAAAAGTTCTTGACCTATTTCTATTATTGCACCTGCGTCTAAAGCATCTTCTTCTTCTACAGATAATAAATCTCCATTGAATACAACAGATGTTACTGAATCATTCATAGACGTTGATAGCGTTGTATAGCTAACAACATCATCCATAGGTTCTAGATACTCTCTATAGGTTCTATCTACTAGATTACCAATATTAGCCATTGGTTCTCCTAACTATGTCTAAAGTGTAATGTTAAACTTCTATCTGCTGCTTCGTTTCCATCGGATGTAACTCTTATGTAGCCATTACTAGCAAAAGCCCAACCACTAGGGTCTACTCTTACCATGTCTCCTGCTGTTACTACGTATGTAACTGCAGTACCATCTGTTTCTGTTACATCTACCCATGTGCTGTTATCCATTGCAAAGTCAAATGTAATATTAGAACCTGTCATGGCTGCAGGGAATTGAATGCCACAAAGCAACATACCTTCAGTTTGTACTCCTAAAGAGTTGTTATTGTCTGCAGATATATCTATTAAAGCTGTTTTTGATTTAATCATATCTTCCTTACTATAGCAGAAGATAAGGGCGGAGGTGGAGTTCCACCCTAATCTTCAATTATTATTTAAGCTACTGATTGAATTTTACAATGGTATGAAGGAGGTCCGAACTCGAATCCCATCTCCATATAAATTGCTTTACCAATTCTAGCGTTTGCATCTTGGTCAATGTCACGTACGAACACAGTTCCATATCCTGGGATATTTGTGAATACTGGTTGTATGTAAGCTAAGTCTAAGATGAAAGCAGTGCCTGTTGGCATGATATCTGGGTCAATAACCATCAATCCGATTGAACCGAATGGTGTAATGACTGTATCAATATCTATACCAGCAACATTTCTATCTCTAGGAATGATTGCTCCTGCTATATCAACTGTACCTTTAACAAGCTCGTTGTTAAGGTCTAGTAATTGCTTTGGACTAACGCATAGTACAGGTTGCGACATTGGAGCATGGTTGTCATACATTCTCTTTAACGCACCTGATATAGTTGCGAAAGAGATGACTTGACTTGAACCAGTTCCGTCACCTGAAGCGTCATTGTAGAAACAGTTACCACCTAATGGGTTAACTGCAGCAGCGTTGTTAGCGTTCTTGCCTATGGTAATCCATACATCAAGACCGTACATTTCTCTTGTTCCTGACCCAGGTGTTACGTTAGCACCATCTGAGAAAGAACCATTGAATGCAAACCACTCAACTTCTCTTGCTACTTTTTCCATTGCTTTTTCCATCTGGAAAGCAAATTCGTCTGCCACTGGGCTACCACCAAATAAAGCCAATTTGTCACCAGCTGTTGTTGTTCCGTCTCCGTCTGAAGAGTTCGCAGCGTTTGCTGATAAATCAAATGGGTTTTGATTTTGGGTAGATGCCAAAGCGGTATAGGTCATTTGTACACCTTTATGAAAAATCTGAGTTACATATGTGTATGCAGCTCTGTCTCTTCCAAGGTATTCTGTAGGTGCTGCACCTTCTTGTCCTTTAGTTGGTTCAGATGAAACGGTAGCATTATCTTCTACTTGGACTTGCCAAAATGTAGAGTTTAATGTCTTACCACCGTTTAATCCACCAGCTGCGGATAATAAAGGTGTTCTTTGACCACCGACTTTGAACAATTCACCAGCGAAGTTATTAATATTTTGTGCATAAATCGTACTGTTTGTTAACGATATGTCTGCCATTTTTATCTTCTCCTATAAATTATTTTTTATCTTGTTGTTTAAGAGTTTCCATCATACGCAATTTTGCATTGATAGAATCTCCTGGTTTTGTGTTGGAATTTCTAACGAAATTTATAAATTCTTGACCTACGTCTGTAGGCTCAGCATTTACACCAAGTTTATTTAGCTGCTCTACACGCGATTGAGCTTCTACTACATTACCTGCTTGTTGAGGTACTGCTGCTGGTTCAGCATTAATAGCATCACCAAACTCATTTTGTACAAAGTCTTTGATAGATGTTACATCCATCTCGCCCTCATATAATTTAGTTACAGCTTTACCAATACCTTTTTCAGGTTCTAGTCCTAATGACTCTAAAGCGCTACCCATAGCCTGAGCCTTGAATGCTTTGTTCTCAGCTTTGAGTTTTTTAAACTCATCCCTAAGTTGCTTTATATTATCATTAGAATCTTCAGCTTGTTCTGTAGCTGCTTGGTCTAAGTTGTTTATATCTTCCATTTTTATCTCCATCTTTTCTCTAGCATATAAATAATCCCATAACATAATCGCTAGGTAATTAAAGGGATTTCACAAGGGTTTAAAAATACAGACAACACACCTTGGTAGTGCTATCGAAATGCAGCCCTATCTTTTAAGTGCCGATTCCTGCCAGGCACTACAATTAGTATAGCAGATTTATGCCTCTGTCAAGCCACTTACTGCACCTTGTTGAGTTTTCTTTGCACCTATCTGTACAGCACTTTCAGACTCTGCTTGTGCTGCTAGTGTTGAAACTTGTTCTGCAAATTGTGTATCAGGTGCTGCACCCATCTCTGCAAACTCTAATGCTGAGTATTCTGTCTTAGCTCTACCGAATCTTCTAGCTAATCTTGAAGCAGTCATAGCTCTAGCAGTAGCTGTTTCAAACTCACTAGCTGCTCTTTGTGAAGTGATACCTCCACTAACAAGTCTTTGTACTGCGTCATAATCTATTTCTTCTCCACTAACTCTTTCAAACGTTGCACTTATCTGTGATACGTTTAATCTTTTAGAAAGTATTTGTGCATTAACTTCAGGGTCTATAGCAATAGCAACTAAAGCTGATTCACTCATATCGACAGTCTCTCCTAATTCATCAGAGTAATACTGTGAGTATTGTCCAAGAACTTGTGCTTTCTGTTCTTCAGGTAATGAAGTTATAGTATCTGATACTGCTTTAACTCTATTTCTTAACTCATCAGGACTAACATTGTTAGCTAATAATTTAGGAAATATTACATCTAAGTTTTCTTTTGCATATCCACCTAGGTCATACTCTTGTAAATGAATAGCAACAGCTTCTTTATTCTGTAAGTACTGTGCTTCTGTCATTCTTAAACTTCCATCAGCTCTTTTAATACCTTCAAACATTTCGCTGTATTCAACTGTTGAACGCATATTTGCTAGGGCAAACTCTGCTTTACCTGTATCAATAAAACCTTGTGTATAAGAATCTATTAGTTTCTCTCCACGTACTGGGTCTAACTTTGTGATGTATGGCAATAATACTTTGGCTTGTTCTCTGCTATAAGGAGATAGGTCTTCTTCTTTAATAGGAGTAGAGTCTGTTACTTCCCCACCGCCTATAAAGTTTGAACCACCTGCTGTAGTAGATAAAGCAACAGCTTCTGACTTATCTGTTGTGTAGCCATTAGCTAACATTTTATCTAATTCAAGACCTGTACCTTCTAACTCTATACCTGTTAAATCATCTTTTCTATATACTCTTACCACTATATGCTCCTAACTACTGGTCCACCCATGGACTTATTCATCTCACTTGCTAAGTTGTAAGCAAAGAACTCATTGTTACTATTGTATGCTTTTTGTCTAAAGTTTTTACCAGCATCTTGGAAACCATTATTAAGTTCTTCTAAGAACTCTGTGCTAGTTTCATCAGGATTATCTCCGTATATAGATGCGTATAGTTTAAGGTATGGACCAACTATCTTTCCATAGTTAAGACCTTTACCTGCATACTTTTCAAAGTAAGGGTTGTTATCAAATATAGTTTGTAGATACTCTTTAACACTCTCTTCACCTTCAGTTGCATACAGCGTAGCTATAGTTCTCTTTTCACTTTCAGCTAATCCATTGTAGACACCTGCACCGAGAATCTCTGTTCCCTTTGCCTGTGCTTTATTGTTAAAGATATAGTCTGATAAATCTAATCCTGAACTATCAACATTAAGTTTATCTGCAACATTGTTAAACAACGGTGCTAAGGTATCTTCAGAACCTATTGCATAGCCATCTAGGTTTTCAACATAACCAATAAAGTTTTTAAGTAACCCAGCAGATATGTCTCCCTGTACAGCTATATTTAATAACCCCTCATAAGTATCTGAATTATCTACTTTATATTTATTAGGATTCAAACCTAGACTAGCTAATGCACTGTCTAGTTGTCCAGCTCGTGTAACCTTCAAAGCTAATAACTTTTGATTTGGTTTGCCTGATATTGTGTAACCTGATTTTCCTAAAGCGTTTAAATATTGTATCTTTTCATTTGTGTAAGGAGCTTTGAGTGCAATTAATCTAGGGTCAGTTTCATCAATAGGAACTCCACTTACTACTGAATCAAAGAGTAGTGACATTCCTGGATATTCAACATTACCCTGTTCATCGACAACAGATTCAAAAAAGAATGGTGCTACGTCTTCATACATAGCTATTCTGTCTTCAAACTGTTCTCCAGGATTCCAACCATCAAGCAAGTTATAAGAGCTTGATATCTGTTTTATATCTAAGATGTCATCTCCAACTAAGTTGCCTGGTGCTGTTGTTACTGCTTGTGGACCAGTTCTATTCTCTCCACTAGGTGTGTCATTAAAACCATTAGGGTTATATCTAGTACCTGCTCTGTAAGCTAACCAACTTGTACCGTCTGCTTCATCTAAGTTTCCAGAGATATCCCATAACCAATAGTAAAAATTACCATCATAATAAACTTGTTCAGGAGTAGGCTTTTGTGAATGACCAGTATAATTATTGTACGTAGGAGTATAATTCTCTTCTTCAGAACCTAATGTTTGTTCTACCGTTGAACCATCATCTAAAGTTATATTACTTGTCGACATCTACTTCCTCTCCAAATTGACTTAATAGATTGTTAAATTTTATTCTAGCAAGGTATTTACCTTGTTTCTTTCTTAGAGTTGATTCTCTTGCAGTACTTACATCTTCTGTAAAAGGTATAGTTTTACCATCATCAAGAGGTCTGCCTGTACCTGGTTCATAGCCTGGTGTATATATTCTATTTACGTCTACAGCATCCGAAGGTACTTCTGTTTTTTTAGGAATAGTAAAATCTTTTGAAAACTCAAAGTATGCAGGTTCTTTATTTACAATAGACCAGGTTGACCATATATCATATCCTCTATTGTTTTGCATAAGAATTACAGCTGCTTTAGCTGCGAGTTTTGTATCTGTAGAAAGTAATTCAATTAACTTATTTTTTTTAATGTCTTTAAACTCTGGGACATAAGGACTGTTTATAAGAGTTACATCTCCAGAAGCTGTAGTATCTTTACCCCATACAGGCATAAAAACTTGTACTGGCGAATAAGACTCTTCATCTCCTAATGCTTTACCCATACTAGGTCCATCAAGATTAACGTCATCACCTTTTCTCCACTCTGCTGCAGAAATAGCAATTATATTTCTTAATGCTTGTACATCTTCAGAAGGGTCTTCTTTTAATTCCATACCAGATTCTTTAAGTTCAACTGCAACTTCAACGAGTAATCTTGCCCACTCTTCCCAAGGTATTTGCTGGTCTTCCATTATCTCTTACTAAATGCTGCTATTACAGAAGCTATACCCTTACGATAAGCATTTTCTTCTTGACCTGCATCTATTAAATCTCCATACTGTGACTTGACATAATTTTGTAATTCATAATTGAATGCTGAACTTATTCCCTCTTCTGTCATTGGAGCGTCTATCTCATATGTCTTTTCAGGTAAGCCAAACTTCTTTCTTCTCAAAGCATCTTCTTGTGCCATACGTGTTTGATTTCTATATTTACGTTGACCCTGTTGATAACTTTGTGTTAACTCTCTTATTTTTCCTGAAGCCCATTCCTGTACACCATAATACAAAGTATCATTAGGTGTTACACCAGCTATGGTTGTTACAGCAGTATCTATCTGTTGTTTTAAGTTATCAGGACTAGGCATGACGATAATACTTGGACCTTGATTCATAGTATCTACATCTGAAAAGCCAATGTCATCTAATCCATCTAAGTAAAAGTCTCTTATGAAACCTAAGAAAGCTGTGTTGTTTCCACCTGAAGCTAGTGCTATTTCTTGTAAATCATTAGAGTCTATTCCAAACTGTGCTTTAGGATTCATGTAACTAAAAGATGCTTTAACTGCTTCTTTAGTTGCTGTATCATATTCTCCTGATGTAAATGTACCTGGGTCTAAAAATCCTGACTGTACTAAAGCTAATTGATAATCTATAACTCTATCAGAAGGTATGTTTTGTAGAAACGTTTCTTCTAATCCTATGTTATATAGAGGTACTAAGTTCTCATTACCAGAAGAAGCTCTTAAGTCTTCTACTGCATTTGCTGAGTCTATACCGTAGTAACCAACTTCATTACCGAAAAAGAATGCTTGTTCATAAGCATACTCTGCGTTATTTATTTGCCTACTTAAATCTTCTGCTGAATCTATTGATGCAAGGTTTTGTAATAACTTATCGGTATTACCTGTAGATTGATATTCTCCAAAGGCTTCTGCTCTTAACTCTTCTACAGTTTTAGGTTTAATTTCCCCTTGTACTCTACGCCTAGATGTTTCTGCTACTTGTTGAACTATGTTATTTGTATAAGCGATAATAGATTCTTCTGCTGCAGATACTGGTGTCTCTGTTTCTCTTTGAGTATCTATCTCATCAGGAGTTCTAGTATCTACAGAACTAACACCACGTTTAAAATCACTAATACTATTAGCTAAACCTTCTCCTAATGCAAATCCTATCTGTGCTTCTGGTGTAGTTGGATAAGCATTTAGTGCTTCCATTCTTAATTCATCAGGTAAGTTAGATAAAAATTCGTGTAATTTAAGACCAAGGTTATAACCAAGCTGTGCTTCTGGTGCAGCTATAAGCATTTGTACATCTGATTGTTCGCTTCTACTTGCCCAAGCTATACCTAGTCTTTCAAAAAAACCTTTTTCTTTTGCCATTAATATCCCTCGCCTGATGTAAATACATCACTAAATTCTTCTTCTACTTCATATCTTAGTATGTCATCATAGACATAGTAAAAGTCTGGATACTCTGAGAACAACTGTTGTGCTAGTTGTCTAAGACTATTCCTAAAATAAGAATACTCATCTCTTCTTAAAGTTGCACGTATTCCGTCTTTTTGTTTAATTATAGATAGAATCTTATTTCGCTCTTCTAAGTATACAGATAAACCTTGCATGGTTGGTAAATCTTTTAACAAAGTAGTTTCACCATTGGGTAGGTTTATAGTTTGATTGCCTTCATTTTCAATCATGTATTCTAGTTGACGTAACTTAGCATCTGAATCTATACTCTTTGCAGCAGTAGATACTGTTCCATAACCTGGATATTCAACTCTTAATGCGTTTCTAAGTTCAGTAAGTATCTGATACTTTCTCTCTCCACTAAGGTTATTGTGTATACCTGAATCAAATAACAATCTTCTTTGGTATTCATAGGCTAATCTACCTTGTGATTGTCTGACTGCAGTAATATATTCATCTTCTGATAAATCAACTCTATCTCTTTCTGCAAAAGAATCTGCCCAAGCAACAAAGTTAAACTCATCTAATGGGTTATCTGGGAATAAGAAGTAACCTACATCTGGATATGTGTCCATAAACTCTTCATTATCTTGATAGAATCTAGTTCCTTCATCTGTATAGCTTCTCTTCTTTATTTCTTTAGACTTAGAAACTAACAATGCAGTAGGGTCTAAACCAAATTGATTAACAAATTCAGTGGTAGCTTTAATCTGGTCTCCTCTGTATTTAGCTAATATTCTGTAGTAAGCGTCTGACAATACTGATATTCCATAGAAATGATGTTTAGGGTCTTCATCTTTTGTTTTAGCAGGGTCTATATGTATAGCTCCACCTGGTGCAACTTCTACTTCATAACGGATTACAGCACCTGTTGGAGCTGCAAACTGTATCAATGACCTAATTAAAGTTAGAGTAGTAGCTGTGCTTTCAGCTTTCTCCATAGCTATTTTTGCTTTAGCTGGTGTACTGTCATCATATAATCCTGTAGTAACAAACATTTTAATTACATCTTTGTAAGTATTAGCGTATGTTCTATTAAGTTCTGTATTGTTAGAACCTATAGACAATGCTTTCTTAAGCCATGAAGGTACTAAAGCATCTGCAAATGTATAAGGATTTAAAGGACTATCTTCTTCTCTACCATAGGGAAAGAATACTTTATCTATTAAATCAGTCTTAGGTAATAACTTACCTGCAGGTATTCCTACCAATGGTCCTAGACCTGGTGCAGGGTTACCAGCAATCATGTTCAATGAAGATACATAACCTTTGAGATTTACTTTTGCATCTGGTGCTTCTATAACTTCTCCTGTGACTGGATTAGTAACAGTTCTAGAGTCTTTGTTTCCATCAAACATGTAATTTGATAGCATCTCAGAACCAGGAAAGAAGAACATCTCTTCTCCTGTCATATCATCTGTATGAAAGAATCCTTCGTCATCATCATCTAAACTTAATTTTCTACCACCTTCTATACCTCGTGACATTTTACGTGTCATAAGGAATTTCTTTTTGTTTAATAATCTTGACCAAGTTCCTAGTATCTCTATGTAAACTTCTGCGAATGGGAAAGCTAGTCTTAGCATGTCAGATACAACATGTCTTTTGTTTAAGTCATACAATAACCCTTTAGTCTCTGTCATTGCATAGGCTTTTGCTACATTGTCTAATTCATCTAAGCTATCTAGGTTAAGTAACTTACCTTCATCAGCAGTAACCTTACCTGTTTTCTCTAGCTTCTTCATAAAAGATTTATCTAACTTAGAACGTTGTGCTTGTTTCTTAATTTGTTTTCTTAATCCATCATCAAAATAAGCCATGTTCTCTTCTATGAATCTCCAGTAGAACTGTCTAAAAGCAGGAGAACGTGACAATCTATTTGTAGGAGCTGACATAACTATAGAGAATAATCTTTCTATAGCAGCGTCATAGGAGTTAATTCTTTCTCCATCTAAATCGTATACAGACTTCTTCATAGTGTGATGAGGTTTATATATTTGTTGTTTATTATCTAATCTACCTAAGTATGCTTGATATTTCTTTTTATCACCTATAGTTCCATTTCTACCAAAAGTAATTTGTTCATCACCTATTTGTAGATATACAGGTCTACCACCTTGCTGTGTAACTCTATCTAGTTCTGCACCTTTAGCAATATGTTCTAGTAACTCACTATTACCAGTTTCTGTAAGCTCAAACTCTATTCGTGATTGTGCAGACTTTCTTGTTCTAGTCTGACCAATAACATCATCAAATAATCTTTTAGTACCATCAGGTAATATCTCATATACTTTGTAAGCACCACCAGTTTTATAGTGAACTCGTGCAAATACAGAATCAATATAATCATCTGCCCATTGTCTATCGTTTAGTATTTTAATCTTTTGATACTTACCAGCTTCATCAGACCCATACGCTAAAGCATTTCTCCAATCTGATAAGTCATCATCCCAAAATCTATCTTTAACATCTTGTAACCCAGCTCTAAATGCAGGGTCATCTATACCACCTTTTATAGCTGCTAATTGCTGTGCTATTGGGTCATCAACCATTTGATATATTTCAGATACAGCAGAACCAGTAAAGCCCTCTTCACCATACTTAACTTGTTTCATAGCCCAAGTTCTCTTTAGTTTATCTGTATCTAAGATACCTCCATGAGATTTAGACATTGAGGCTTGATGTTCAAGAGCTTGTCCTAATACACCATTATCTCTAATACCAAATTGTCCTTTGGCTATAAGTGCATCAATGTTTAGATTCTCTACATCACCAAGTTCATTTAATACTTGTTTTCTGTTCTTACCCATAATCCAAGCAAATGCTGATATAGGGTGTGTAAATACGTTATCTAAGTCTGCTGCCCACATACGTATCTGTTCTTCACCAACAACTCTTGCAGTCCACGCACCTCTAATAAGAATGAATGGCTTCCATGCTTTGTTCATGTAGCTATCTCCTAGTAAAGATAACCAACCTTGTGTTAACTCTCTAACGCTTTCTTCGTCTTTACTTAACTTAAACTTTTTTCTAGTTGTTTTAACCATAAGTTTTGCATGGTCAAATATAGTTTTTTCTTCAAACTCACTTACTACAAATTCTCTATTGTCAGCCATCTGTAAATCGTATAAATCTTTTACAGGTTTAGATAGAAATTTTTCAAAGTCAGATACAACAAATTCTCTTTTATCTGCAATCTTTGCTGCTTCTTTTGCTGCTGGTGGTTTAACAACACCTGGAACTAATCTTGCCCAGAACTCTCTAGCTGGTGCAAAGACTCTTAAAAATAGTCTTGCATCTGGAAGTGGTAACGAACCTGAAGCTAAATACTCTGATATCAAATGTGCTGTAGGTCTACCTACGACAGCCTCTACTTCATTGAAGTTAGCTTTCTTCATAAGCTGTCCTGTTACTTCTTCTAAAAACTCTGCATCATCTGTAAGGTTTTCAAAGTAATTAAGTACTTGGTTAGGAGATACCTTTGCATTTTTATAAACTTTAAATCCAGATTTAGTATCAAACGCATCTTCTTTTTGCACAAACAATGTTTTAAGTAGAGGATTCATTGCTTCAGAATCTGTAAATGTTCTAGGTCCTGCTACGTTTACAATTGGATATTTCTTTATTAGAGCTTGTACTTTTTGTATATCTGCAAATGTTAATTCTTCTGCAGCATCAATAACAACTATAGGTTTATTACCTTTTACATTAGACCCACGTATAAGACTAGGTTTACCAGATGACCACTTACTGCTAGTAGCATAGTTAATTGTTCCTATAGACCCTTTACCTAATGGTGCTGACTTACTGTTATAAACTACTACAGTCATATCTGCATCATCTACATTCTTCTTAGCTCTATTAACATAGTATTTACCAGGCAAAGGTTTTGTTGAATAATCATTATTCTGAAGTTTTACTTTTTCTTTTTGTAAGTTATCTAACTGTTTAACAACAGAATCATCATTAATCTCTAAGAGTCTTTGTGACTCATTAGCATTTAGTTTTTGTAATTTTTTATTTAATACATCACGTTCTTTTGCTAACGCTTTTAATTCTTTTTGATATCCAATCATGTCAAAGTCTTCATACATAATACCTTATATCAGGGTCATTTCTTAAACCTCTAGCGTATCTTAAGATTCTTGTCTGTGCTTCAAAGTTAAACTCGTTAATAATAATATCTTTTTGTGTTGTAGGTAATTGCACAGAAGTTTCTTTAATTCTTTTACCTTCTTGTGTAACTCCTCTTGTAGTCTTACCTTCTAGATTTACTCCTGAGTTTGTCTAAACTTTCTTGATTATTTAAAGCATTTTGTATTTTTACAAGAATTTGTTCCTCTGTAGCTACAGGACTTATCTGTGCATTTTTAATACCTTTGTCTATACCTGTGACTCTATATTCAGCAACCTTCTTTTGTTCTTTAATTTGAGTAAGAAGTTTTCTTGCAGTAACCTTTGAATTATTTTTAAACATAGCTGCTTTTTCTTTTGCTTCTATTTGTTTATCTATAAAGTCAACCTGTCTTGCAGAGTCATCAGTTAAACCAAATTCATTTAACTTACCAGCGTCTTTATCAAATCTACCTGCATCTTCTGCAGCAACGTGATTAAAACCAGGAGTACCAGTACCACCAGTTTCTATATCTAATTCTTTTGCAATCTTTAATGCTTCTTGTTCTGAACCTGGACCACCACCTGTAATAATCTTTCTAGGTAGTATCTGTCCCTCTGCTAAGTCAGTAGGTACTCTTGCTGCTGATTCAGCATTTGCTAAGAAATCTTGTTTTAGGTCTTCAAACTTTCTAATTGTTTTAGTTTTTTTAAAGCTAGTGTTTGAGAGTATTGTGTCAAGTAAGTCTATAGTCTCAGCCATATTGAACTCTATACTATCTAAAGAGTTAAGACCTTTGTCCATAATGTCAAGTTTCTGTAAGTTCCATGCTTCTTCTCCATATGTACCATAAAAGTATTTGTTAGCTTCATCTATGCTCGCAGTAAACTTACCTATTTGATTTACAACTTCTCTAGGTAAACCTAATGCACCAAACTTTTCTTGTATGTGCCTAAGTACACCAGTTTCTCCTGAATAGATATCTAACATCATATTTAGTTTTTGTAATGATGCTGGCATACCTTCTAGTTGTTTAAGAGTTTCATCTTCCATAGCATCTGCTACTCTGTCTAATGCTTTAGTTGCAACATCATCATCAACCTTTGCGAATTTCATAAATCCTTTTAGTTGAAAAATGTTTCATTCAAATCATCAGTATTAATCTTTGGTGCTGGAAACTCTGAAAACAATCTACTGAATATGTTATTGCTACCATTGAGTTTCATATTTGTTCTTAAACCTACTGCTGCTTGTTTATCTCCGTACATAAACTTAGCTGCTGTTTTAGATAGACTTCCTTTAAATAACAATGAGTTAGGGTCTAATCTTTGGGACACATTAGTCAAAGGGTCTTCTACAGCATTTATAAGAATATTCTTTATTGCGTCTTTATCATTAGTGTCTCTTAATCTTTTATATAATCTTGCACCACCTGCAGATTTTTCTGTAGCTAACTTACCTTGCCTACCTAGAAGTATCTCTACTTCATCATAAGTTTTAGCATCAGCAAACAGTTGAGCTATGTCATCTCCTGTTTTACTTTCTAAGAAATATTGTTTAGCTGTAGGTACTTTAACTGTTTTTCTAACAACTTTATCTAAAAGTCCTGCGTCTGCTTTTGCTGCAGTTTGATTAAAACTCTTAGCTGCTTTACCAGCTTTAGCAAATCCCATACCTGCATAGTTAGCTGGGTCAGTAAATACTGTGTATGCTGCATCAATAATACCTGACATAAGATTGAAACTTCTTGTACCTGGCTCAAAGACTTCTACTGCTGCAACTCTACCTGGAGATAGTTTAACTACACCTTTTCTACCTCTGTATGTTCCTGAGTTACCTTCTCTAGATGACATCTCTTGTTGTGAGATAGGTGTACCGTAATACTCTTGAATGATTTGTTTTACTTGGTCAGGGTTAGCACCTCTACCAACAAGTTCTTTATATATATCTGTTTCTTCTGCAACTGTAGAATTACCAAAGTAACCCTCTCCTAAGTTAACTCGCTTACCTTCACGGATTTGATTTATAGCTCTAGTTGCAAGAGTAGGACCTTGGTCTTTAAAAGATTGTGCTATTTCATCTCTACCTTCTGGGTCAAGTAAAGGCATTAATGTTCCTATACCTGAGAAAGCTGCTAAAGGATTAATCTGTCTTTTACCATAATATTTCATGGTTGCAGTTCCATACTTCTTAACAAACTGTGATGCAGACTCCATACCAACAACTGCAGACCTAACTACACCTCTTGTTGCTGCTTTTGTTGATTCCCACCATGAAGATTCTTTCTCCATAAATCTTTCAACAATAGCTGTAAACTCTGGGGAGTCAGCTGTAAGTCCACTTAATGCACCTGCTACTTGTACGTCTTTAGGTAAGTAACCAAATCTTCTAGATATCTCAGCCATGTTTTGTGGTATAGCTGGATTGTTAGCAAAGAAATTATTAAGTTGTTCTGATTGTGCTAAAGACTCATTTCTAAAGTCTTCATCTTGCCCATCTTCCCAAGGAGCAGAGAAGTTCCACTGCCATGCCATGTTAAGTTACCTCTGGTGCTGCTGATTCATCATCCATCAAAGCTATAATATCTTTACTTTGTATGAACTGATACATTCTCCTCAATGCCATATTTGCATCTACCTGTGGTAAACCACTCGCTGTTTTGTATTGACTTGTAGCTACATCTTCTCCAGGACTATTTGTAGGTGTATAAATACCTTGTTGTGAGTTTAAAAAGTTTTGTGTTGCAGGAGCTTGTACTCTAGGTACACCTTGTGTCTCAGCAACCTCTTCTTTAAACATTTCTGCACTATCTTGCAAGTTATCTAGTTCTACACCTTGTCCATAAGATTCTGATTCATATACAGCTTTATTTGTTTTAGGATTAAATCGCGCCATCATCAACTCCAAATCCATCTCCGTATTTAAAGTTTTCTGGAACAATAAGTATATCTATTCTTCCTAAGTTTGGTATATAAGCAACAGTTAAGATATCAATAATATCTTGACTCTCTTCTTCTTGTAAAGCCTCTGAAGTCATTTCCCACATAGGTTGTTCTTCTACGGTGTAGTTCGCTGCTACTATCTTTGCAAATTCTAAATTGGTAGGGTTATCCGCCAATTGCTCCTCCTAACAAAGCTGCTAAATTTGGTGGACCTGATTGTTGTGGTACACCCTGTTGTTGTAAGACAGCTTGTTCTTCAGGAGTAGGTTCTTCACCTTGTGCTGTAAAGTACTTCTCTAGAATAATACCAATATCTTTTGGATTATTGTATATCTCTACAACAGCCATCATTGCAGCTTTATCTCCTGATTGAGATTGCTGTAACAAAGTCTGATATAAGATATCTTCTGTCTTTTCTTTTACTATGCGTTCATTAATTTGAGTCAGGTTTTCTAAACCGTCCATCTCTTGTTGGAAAGTTTCCTTGTCAATTATTCCTGCTTGTAAAAGTTGTAGACCAGTAATTATTTTATTAGGGGCATCAAATGAAGCCATAGCTCCAAACTTACGTTGTGTTGTGTAATTCTTATTTATGTCAGTACCAGGAGTATATTCTTCAGAGAATGATGCACCTTTGTATGTACCGCTTATAGGTTTTCTTTGTTTACTAAATAACGCTTCGTCTAATTCTAATCTTTTGCTATCTACTTCTTGTAAAGCATGTTCAATTATGGTGTGGTACTCAGTGACCATAGCACCAACGCCAGATTCCAGTTCTTCCAGACCTCTACCAGTTACAAATGAGTTGGGTGATATAGAGTCGTCTTGAACTGGATACCCAGCAACAACACGTAATTGTCTTTCTAATCTACCTACAGCTTCAAATAGCTGATACGGTAAGTTAGTAACAGGTTTTATAACTTGTGAACCTGGTGACAAATAGTTAATTGAGTTTCTACCTTTTCTGTACTGTCCTGATTCTATTTCTCCAACCACGTTTGTTTCTGTAAAGACTGCGTCTTCCATAGCTATAACAGACAAAATGTTTATCTTAGCCATAGATGACATCAAACCTACTACTTGGTCAAACTGTCCTTGTAGCTTGTCAAAAGAATATCTTTTAGCTACAACGAAAGATGGACCAGATTTAAGTGGGTTAGGTACAAAGTCTATAATTTTTCTAGAAGCCATATGTAAAACATAAGTTCCTTCTACATTCATGTATTCAAGTATTACGTCTCCTGTTTCAGCATTGTTTTCCCAAGAGGTATCAGAACCCATGTTAAGGTACGAATCTCTTACTTCTTCATTTTGTGATTCAAACCATGCTTTAAGTTCTGGGTACATTTGTAACAACTGCTTGATAGGTACTTTCTGTACTATGGCTAGTTCGTCTGGAGATTGGTTATTACCCATATATCCAGGGAAACAATCGTAAGGATTTCTAAGTTCTGCATATGGATAGATATTTCCTTCACCATCTGTTTTAGTAGTGATAACCCATACTGCAAATCCATAACCAGGTAGCCATCTAGCTACTTGTGGTAATTGCATTTTTAATCCTTGCATCTTATCGTAAGATGTAATAATTCTCTCTAACTTATCTTTTTTGATTTTGTTTCTTTGAGAATCTCTAGCATTGGTAATAGAAACATCTAATGACGGAACTTTACCTATTTTTTGTGCAAGTCTATCTAATGCAGATAACATTAAGTTAGGAGCTGGTAACGTTGCGGAGTCTAACGAATCCATTCCTGGACCTAGTAATTGTCGTATACCATCTTCACCACCATTAAGTATTGCACGGAATCTCGCTCTATCAATTAAAGCATTATCGTGTGACTTCTTTAAGAACGTAGCTCTGTCTATAATCTGGTCTGGTGTCAATTTAACTCCATGGTATATCGTTTAAGTCTAGCATACTATATCCTTCATAACTAGGAGTGTAGTCTAAACCTATTTCCGCGTAGGTTAACTTCTGCAAGTTCCTGATTACTTTCATGGGAAACCAACTTGCCATAACTATATCACTTTTATACGAGTTTTTATTGCCTTTTGAAGCAAAATAACTTAATTGTTTGGTATAGGTAATACTCTTAGTTTGAGCGTCAATACTAGAAAAAGGTAGTTTAATATTCTTTTCTTGAAACATAGGAGCTAGTGCTGTAACACCAAATCTTTCATCCCATTTATTCTTATGTGTTTCGTGTCCCTCTAACTTTATACCGTGTAAGTTTGCGTACTCTCTAGTCTTTTCATCTTGCCTAATAGCTTTTTGGAAACCATTTTCTTCTATAACCCAGTGATAACAGTTGTATTGTTCAAACCATTTCTTTATTAATGCTCTAGCTTCTTCTAGTCCACCACCTTGATGATTCTCCATATCTACCATTGTTAACTTAATTTCTGAGTTAGTAGCTTCAACAGCCCAAAGAAAACCAGCTTGATAACCTGTAGCAGCAGGGTCTAATCCTGCAACTAGGTATGCACCATCTGGTATCTGTCCTATATCCCAATTCGGGTCATAACATAATTTTATTACTTCAGGATTAAATAAAGATAAGCCTTGTGCCTGTGCTTTATTTAGATATACCATTTCAAATCTTGCTAAGCCACCTGTTGTTTGTGCATCACGTTTTCTATCCATAAGCCATTTAAAAGTACGTTTATCAGCCCATAGCATACATTCTATATGGTCTTTTTCTTCAAACTCTGCTGTAGTACACATTGAATCATGTGCTTCTTCTACTATTGTCTCCCACGCTTCGTTTTCTAATAAAGCAGAATATAAATCATCAGGGTGTTGTCTTGAGCCAATTACCACCATTGCTGTATGTTCCTCTTTTCTAGAACCTAATGTGGTAGTCCACCAGTTTTTAGTGTTTCTTCTTGAAGCAGGTTGCATTGTAGATGAGAAGTCTTCAATGTCATCAGCAATAATAATGTCACAGTCTCGTGATAGAATTTTACCACCACGTCCAATACCAACCATTGTTGGTGACTTTATACCCGATACTGTTCTAGTAGCTACAGTAAATCCATTTTGTGACCAAGATTTACCAGTTCTTGATGACGGTTTAAATGTACCGCCTGGTCCACAGAAATCTTCTATAAGTTTTTCGTTAGCATCTAGCGTGTCCATAACAGAAGATATAGCATTTCTAGATATGTCTTCGTTACCACCAACCCATAATATTCTTATGTTTGGATTTCTACAGATAAGCCAAATAACAAAATGTATAAGAAGTTCTGTTTTACCATGACGTGGAGGACTAAGTATCATTTGTTGTCCACCTTTAGATAAGGCTTTGTTAATTGATGTAATCCAATTATGGTGAAAATCTGCTGTCTCAAACTGTACACCTAGTTCTGTTAAGAAGTATCTATCTCTAAACTCTTTAAAGTCTTGTAAGGATTGTTGGGCATCTTCTGATACTTCCCAGTTAGATGATTCTACTTGTGTTTGTATATCTTCTCTATATGCAGCCAACATTCTAGAAATCTGTGCAGTAGAACAACCAAGTGCTTCTGCTGCTTCTTTAGAAGTTATATTCTCGTTTACAACATCTAAAGCATAGCTTTGGTCTATAAACTTTTTATATAAACTACCTCTACGTACTGTTGCTGACTTAGGTTGATTTAATTCTTTAACAGGTAACTCATACTCTTTACCATCTTTCTTAGCTCTATAAGCTCTTTGTGATTCTCTTTTGTAACACGTCTTAGAACAATATTTAGTAGAGTTCTCTGGTAATGCTTCGTTGCAACCCTCTGAGATGCAAACTACATTTACCATTTAACTTTATCAGCCCAGTAGGCTGCAGACATTTTTCCTTTTTTGATGTTCTTAGCATGTCTTGCTTTAAAAGACTTTCTTCTAGCTTTAGATTTAGCATCAGTTTTTTTACCTGCACCAGATACACCTTGTTGACCAAATCTAATAAGTTTGACTTTGTCACCTTGTTTTGCTAGTACAGCATGTGATTTGCTAGCTTTAGGTGTACGTTTAGGTTTATTGTAACCTGAGAATCTTTCGCCTCTATATACTATAGCCATTACTTCTTTTTCCTTACTGCCCTAGACTTCTGTACTTTTTTAAGGTCAATACGTTTACCTTCCTTATAAAGTTTAGCAGTTCTTTTAATCTCAGATGCTACTTCAGATTTAGAGTTCTTTTTATTCTTTAAATACTTAGAAGGTACACCTTTTTCGTAAGGTACTTTACGTTTACTTTTTTTTCTTGCTGGCACTTTTTTTCTTCTTTATATCATTGTCTTGTGGATGTCCACCTTTAATAAAACTATTTACTCTACCCATAGCCCATGCTTGCATAGATGCAGATTTAGAACCTGATGACAAATAAGCACCTTGTCCACGTCTGTAGACTCTAGCTAACTGTCCATATGTGTATTTAGATTTACTAGCTTTATTCTGTAAAGTTTTCTTTGTACTCGCGTTAATAGGTTTTCTTGCTGGTTTCTTAGCCACTACTCTTCCTCACTATTTTTAAGTTGAATCATTGCATGCATGTTTTCATTATAGTCATCTACAAACGATTCTATCAAAGCATCTACTTTGCTAAGATTAAGTTTTTTGTTTACTAATCTGCTGCCACAAGCATCAGATAAATCCATAGCCCATTCTTTAAGCAGTATATCGCTAGTAAAAATGTTGCGCTTTTTTTTAATTCCACCTTTTTTAGACATGTTACTTCATGCCTTTCTTACTCTTCCTCTTGGCTTTGTAAGCTGTTTTTTTTCCGCTTTTGCTGTACGGCATCGTATCTCCTTAATTTTATATTATACTTTGTGCAACCTAAGTTCTTGCAAGCCTTAAACTTCCGAAAGAATTTTAGAGGCAAATTACAAGAGTTGCATATTCTTATCATTATGATATCATAACATACCCATGCAGGATAAAAAGATTCAAGAAAAAGCTAGAGAAGTTGCTCTTAACATAGAACAGCTTATGGCTAGGGTAGATTTTAAATACAACAGACATCAACCTTGTTTAGTCTGCAAAGAACAATACCGACATCACATAGATGGTTTACCTTGTATTTCTGATACAGAAAGAAAAACTATTGTACGTGTAGACCGTTGGGGTAATATACGCCCTAGGACTCGGTAGGGTCATACATAGTATACTTAACTGTTAACTCAGTACCCATTGGTATTACATACATAGTTCTTAAATACTTAAACCTACCTATTTCATATAACTTACAATTAGGTTTCTCACTATGATTTATAAAACCACCTAGTGGTGTACGGAACAATTGTGTAGTCTCAGCGTCTGATACATGCGTAACCCCAAGTACTTGATTAGGCTCTAAGTCCTCTAGAGTAAATAAACCTAGACCTTCTATCTTGCTAGGTTGCAACATTAAATAACTAGGAAGCGGTCTGTAAGACATTGTTTACTATCCCTTCTTCTACTTCAATGGTTTTTACTACACCCGTGTCGAGCAGTTCCCCCACAGGTATAAGCAAGCTCCGTGAAAAAAATTTTTTATTATCAGCATGGACTATCTTGTGCTTGTCCTCCATCAACCAGTTTACAATAAAGGGTATGAGGTCCTCAGGTTTCCAGTAATAAATTGTGTTTGTTGGATGTTGCCAATAAAACATGTAGTCTGCAAAGGTCTTGAGCTGACACCCTATAGAGAGTTTTCCGTCATGGTGACATATCTGGAACTCTAGGGCTACATTCCCTGTTTCATGGGATTGTGTATCTGTTTTTACTTCTATGTACTTATAGCCTAATTCGTTGTTTATAACAAAGAGGTCTGCCCCCTTCATCTGCTCATCATACTTAGCTGGTCGGCAGATAAATATAGCTTTACCTTCTCTATTAGTTTGTGATTCATAGTATTTTCTAACTAGGGTTTCTCCTACTTTCCCTACTTCATTTTGTGTATCAAATGTAAACATAATCTCCTCCTGCAAATTGTAACTTGTTTTAATTTATTATAGTGTTATGGTAGTTATAACAAATAGTTTTTTTTGACTATAAGGTTACAGGTAAGAGCTATCGGACGGCAAAAAGCATCTTGCATACTCTTGTCAAGTATGGACTGGGATTACCACAAAAGATGTACCCAAGGACCTTAAAAAGAAAAAAATTCAAAATTTTCAATAGGTCTCCCTATATGTCCGCTACATTCCGTTCAAGCACTACAGACCCCACTACAATACTGCTAATAAAATAAAGACTTTATTCTTTCTTTTATAGCAGTTATCTGTTAAAATACTACACTAGGGAAGCTGGTGTATCCTGTTTGGTAAACCTGTAATGTAACCTGTAACTTGAATCACGCAAGTGATTTATTACTAAAACAATTACCAGTTTCCCCCTTTTTTATACCTCAAGAATTACCAAAATATTCCGAGATACTTACGTAT